GCTGTATATGGTGTAGTTATTTCAAAAACTTTTTGTGCATCTCCATTTGAACCATATGTTGTATAGTTAGTAGAATCTATACCAGATAATTGAAATGTATTTGTCGTTTTGTTTGCTACAGTATATCTTCTTCCGTTTACTTCTGTCATGCCTACAACATTATTAATCCATACATGATCGCCATCGGCATATCCATGTGAAGTTGCTGTTACTACTGCTGGATTTGCTTTGGTAATAGCCGATATAGTTTTGTCAGCTTCTACTATTTGACCATTATCTTTGTAAAATCTTATATATAAATTTCCTAACTCCAGAACATACGATTGTGTTACACTAAATTCAAAGGGGATTAATCTTGTTATTGCAGAAGAATCTTTTACTTCCGTTACATATCTAGTGCCACTTCTTCGTGTTGCTCCACCTTGTGGAAACACAGTCATATTTTCTAAAGTTTCTACACCATTTTTATATTTAGTAAAATCTATTTGACCAGCAAGTTTAGGTGTAATTTCACCTGCTGTAAAATTAGTTTGTAAAGGATGTACTACTGTTGAACTTGTTGTTGTTGTTGCCATTATTTTCTAAAGTCCGTAAATGTATCTGAAACAAGGTCATCGATAAACCCTTCTTGTCCATCTACACTTCGTGCTTCAGAAAGTTTTGCTTGATAAAGTTTTTGCATTTGTGCTTGTAAAGTTACACTATTAGTTATTGGATAAGCAAGTTTTAATGCTAAATGTGCAGTTAATGTATCTATAAATAATGAATCAAATAATGTTGTATCTGTAATTCTACCTACATAAAGTATTTTAGCTGTACTTTCATCTGACAATAAAACTCTACCTTCAGTTGCTAGATTTTCTATTTTAAAAATATAATCTTGATATTCCATTTCTAAGACCCTTAAACAATATGGATCTGTAGGTAATGCATATTGGTAAGCAAACCCATAAGCAGGTGTACTTGATAACCTTGTAAGACTTGCTCTAGTTATTGCAAAATTCCAAGGGTGTGATCTTAGTAAAGAATCTCTTGCTGTATTGTAAAAAGCATTACAAAGTCTTGCTCTTTCTGTATCTTCAGTAAGAGATGTAATAGGGTCATCCCCTAATTTTCTAAGTGCGTTTGAACATATTGAAACTTCAGTTGCCATTTTTATCCTTTAGAGGGTAGCTTTTACACTACCCTCAATGTTTAAATTTAGTCTACAATATAAGTAATTGTACCAACTAAATCATCATCATCTGCTAAAGCACCGATTGCTTTTGCTACGATAACGACTCCTTTTTTACTTTCAAATGTGTAGTTTCCACCAAGCAGTTTACCTGCTGCAGTGTTTCCTTCCATTGTAAAGTAGCCAACAGTATCAACGTCTAAACCATCTACTAGACCATCTGGGTCAGCAGTTACTGCTGTTCCATCTAAGTCTTCGTAAGCTGCCCATCCAATATCTAATGTTTGTGAACTTGCTGTCCAGTTACAATAGAATCTTGATAGACCACCTAATAATTTAACTTTACCTGCAGGGAGTTTCCCAAGGGTAACAGTTGAACCTGCGTCACCAACGCCACTTTGATTATGTGTAAACTGTAGTGTTCTTAGTTTACCTTTATCAGCAACGGCATTAGCAGTTACAAGTGGAGTAGCTATTGCGTTTGCATACTCTGTGCTATTTTGTGTTGTTACGGCCATGTTAATATTCTCCTTTTTTTAAATTTTATTCTGTACAGGCAATTTCTACTAATTTTTCTTCTTCGATACGAGTAGCACCAATTGTCATAGATAGAAATACTTGCGTTGCGTAATTTTTATCAGCTCTTTCAGAGATTTTAGTTGAAACATCTGCTCCTAAGGCTAAACCTATTGCTGATTTACAAAATGCTAATACCTGTCTGTTTCCATCACTATCTGTACCTAGTCTTTGAGTACGAATAAATTTGAATCCAAGATAAGTATCAATTTCACCTTGTGCTAATGCTTTTACTGTAGCAAAGTCAGAAGATGTAACTTGTGTAACATTTAACAAGTCTGTAATTTGACCTGCTGTACATACTAAATATCTTTCTTCTTCTGGGTCTACATCATTTGCATCAATGATTTCTTTAGCAGATAGTAGTTTTGCAAGTGATAAACCTGCACTACCATGTACTACTTTGTTCCCTGATGGTAATGCGATTGATGTACCACCAGCTACGCCACCTAATGATGTTCCTGTAGCTGCTGTAATAATAGCATCATCCATTGCTCTACCCATAGCCCATGCACCTGCTTGTGCATAATCTGATTGTGGGGAAATAAGCATTCTTACTTTGTCTTCGTTGTCAATTAAATCTGCCCAGTCATAATCATCCATTGTTACTTTACGTCTGGAATGTGGTGTATCCATACGAGGAGTATCAGAGTGACGTGACGTTCTTAATTGAGCTGCAACAGCTCCGATTCTTTCAAAGAAATGTGATTTTCCAGTTACTGTTTCTGTTCTAACGGCATCCCTTAGTCTTGAACCTTTTTGCTGTGCCAAATGAAATACGTTGCTTTTATACTGTTCGACAAAAGCTGTAGTTATTTGTACTGACATATTCAGTCCTCCATTTAAATAAATTTGTTTTGTCGGTCTTTATCCTACATAAGGGAAACCTATGGTTTATAGCCACATACGGCTATCAATTCTGTTGTCCAAAAAGGGCAGAATGATATTTTTATTATATCATATAATTACTTATTACCATAGACTTTTTCGTGTAATTGTCGCATTTGTTCAATTGCACTTTTATGGTCTTTGTGATTAGCATCAAAATATGGATGGTTATTGTCACCCATAATTCTTTCTATTTCAGCTTTAGCATCAAGAGGACTTACAGATAAAGTGTTATTCGTTGTATTTTGTGCCATGTCTTCAGTTACATCTGCACCTAAACGTGCAAACAATTTAATTAAACCTGGATGATTGCCTACATTAGATTGTAGCAATTCATTCAAACTTTCATCACCATAAACTTGGACAGCTTTTGTAGCAGCACGAATATTTTTATCGTAATCATAACCCCATTCTTGTCGCAATGTTTTTTCTATTACTTGTTTTTCAGCAGATACTTGCGAATCTACTAAACCTTGTTGATTGTTTACTTCGTTAACTTGATAATCAATCAAAGCATTTACTTGTTCGTTATTTAACCCAATTTGATGTGCAACATTTTTAAAGTTATCAACAGATGTTTCGTTAAAATAACTTGCATGCGTTTCTGGAATTTTTACTTCATATTTTGTAGGGTCATCTGGTCGACCTAATTTAGTATAAAGTTCAGTTTTTTCCTCATCAGTTTTTGGAATTGGTACTCTGTTTCCTAAAACTTTTTGCTGATGCACAACTGTTTTTGCTAAAGATTCTACATCTTTAAAATTTTGCAATGTTGGGTCGTTTTGCAAATCATCAGGCAGTGTAGATTTCCAATCATCGTTTTGATTATCACCTACAGTGCTAGACCCTAATACAGATGCTGAATTTTGTTCTGTAGCAAGGTTATCTGTTGACTCGGTGGTCAATGTTTCTTCACTCATTATATTCTCCTTTTGTGAGTAGATTTATTATCCTGATGACAACTGCTCTCTGCCCTTCGTTATAAGCAGTTGTATAAGGTTCAGAATCGAAAGATGTTCGATGATAGTATGCTTTTTTTAAATCTTGTAAAACTCTTTCACCTTCTTTTGTAGAAAAAGTTATAGCATAATCACCTTGCAATGTTTTATATTCTTTATCTAATTTTTGGTTGTAATCGTCTGTCATAATAACTCTTCAGGTACAGCTTCTTCCATTCCTTGCATAACTTGTTGTGCTTGTGGGTCGCCTAAATCTTTAGCAGCTTTAGCATTTGATTGCATTGTATTAGCCATTTGTTGTGCTTGTTCAGCTTGTTGTTGTTGTGCTGCCATTTGTTCTCTCATTTGCCTAATTTCTGCAACTTCATCAACACCTCTTAACACAGTTTTAGGTACACCAAGAAGTTCGGCTCTCATTCTAATTGCTACATCGCTATTTATTATATCTAAAACACTTGGGTCTGCTTGTGCTAATTGCATAGCTAATTCATAAAGTCTTTCTACAGCAGTTGCTTCTTCCATTCGTTGTGAACGAGCAAGTGGTCCAATAAATTCTACATCAATATTTTGCCCACTAATAATTTCTGGTGCAGGCGAAAACGCATTTGCCCTAAACATAATTCCAAATACTCTTTCTATTAAAGGATTTAAAAATTCTGATTGAAATCTACCAAGCGTAGGTCCAAGTAATCTTTGCATAAGTTCGTATCTAACTTGTACTTCTGTAGCAGTCATTTGAGGACCATCTTGTAATTGTAGTTGGTCAGAGTAATATGCTTGACGTATTGCTGTTCTTAATTGGTTTTCTTTCATGTCTGTTATTTGCCAGTTGCTACCAATTTGTAAAGGTTTAATTGCTGCATCATTTCTTATAACAGTTATACCACCAGGTGTCATTCTAACTTTACCTATAACACCATCGTCTTGTACTAAAAGTGGTGGGTCAATAGCTTTTGCCCACGCTTTAAGTCCTATTTCTACTGCTTTGTTAAGTGTTTTAATATCTGGTAATGCATTGTAAGATGGTGAACGTCCATATATTTCACCTGTTGCTTTAGCCCATCTAGGAACAAGATAAGGCATTTCTTGATACCCACTTGCTCTTGTTACCATTTTATCTTCTATGCAAATATGGCATGAATGAAATGGTAATTTAGTTGTTGCTTTACCTAATGCTCTTTCATAATCTTCAAGTGGTTCTACTGCATGAATAAA